CGTGCCCGGCTCCACGCCGGTGTTCGGCACCAGCGCCTGGTACAAGGTGCCGGCATGGCGGACAAAGTCGCCCTTCGGATACTCGCCGCCGGCGGTCCATTCGTCGGCGCCGACAATGTCCTCGAGGATGCCGTTCAGCGCGGCCACCTGGGTGTCGGTGTACTGGCGCGCGTCGCTCACAGCCTTGTTGATGGCCTCCAAGTCCCCGGCCAACCGATCGATGATTTCCTGGCCGATACGCTGGTTCGCCCGCTCGGCCTCTTCCCAGGTTTCCTGCAGCTGCTCGCCCAGCCCCTTGCCGAGCGTCTTCGCCACAACACGCATGCCTTCGGACAGTTCGCCGGAGGTGTTGACGCTGCGGCACGCGAACGTCCAGTCGCCAGCATCAGGGACGACGATCTCGAACGGCGCGGTGTGGTAGCCAGCCTGGCCGACAGGCGCCATTGCAGCCCAATCCGGATCTGCCACCAGCCCGGGCAGGTAGCGAATCTCCACGCCCGCGAAGTCAGGCGAACGCTGAGAATCCTCCAGCCAGCCCCATGTGTACAGACGGACACCGCCGCTGCGTTCCTCCACGTCGAACAGGTCCACCAGCACCGGCGGCAGGCCGGCGCCGGCAGTGGTGTAGGTGCCCTGCACCGCCCCACCCACCTCACCCTCGGGCGAGAACGGCCGCACTACCACCGAGTATCGGCCCGGCCCGGGGATGCGCCACGTGGCCGTTCGGTTAGTGGTCTGCGCAACGTCGGCCAGCTCGGCGCCGACCTCCGCCGAGCGCACCAGCACGTTCCCCACTGGGCCGCTGATATCGAAGGTCGCCGTCAGCTCGGTGAACACCGTATCGCCCTGCACCACCTGGTGCTCGGTGATCCGCAGGTTACTAGCCACGGGCCGCGTCTGCAGCGATGAATCGTTCGGCGGCGGCACATAGTCGCCGGTCAGTACGTAGTTCCAGAACTCCGGCCCCTCTGGAACCACGCGTACAGCGGCGCCCTTGAGGCCATCCTCCGGTTGGACGCTGGTCACCCGCACCCGATAGCCAGGGGTCTGCTTGAAGTCGTAGATCCACAGAGTGTCGTGCGCCGGATTAGCGTCACTGTTTCCCGGGAGCGCCGCGTCTGTCGGCCACTCGTCGGCCAGCACCAGCTCGCGGCTCTCGCCTGTGAACGCACGCACACGTAGCACGCGATAAACGCGCTCGCCGGGAATGCGCAGACCGATGAAGGCATCGGCGCCGGAGCGCCCTGGGACCGGCTCGTCCAGAGTGAGGCGGATCTGCGTACCGTCGCGCACCGCAGCCGCGACCCGGCCGCCAAAGCCCCACTGCGTCATGTCGTGCTGCAGTGCAAGCAGCGACAGGCGCTGGTAGCTCATGTGCTCGATATCGGTGCTGTAGCCAATTTCCTTGTACTGGTACAGAGACTGCGCCAGATGCCAGCGCGCCAGCCGGGCCGCGTGCTGTTCCGAGGTGACACCCTCGCCACTGACCTGCGCTGGATTGAGCATGGTGGTTACACCAGGCGCGGCTACCTGCAGCGGCTTGGCCTTCCACGTCACCGGATCGGCATAGGTGAACTCGATGCCATCGGCAGCGCTGGCCAGGTTGTAGTCGACCTGGAACTGTCCCTTCTTGATGGTGCTCATATTGACGACACCACCCAGCGGCTGCTCCTGCGCCGCCCATACAACGCCCAGCCGCCCCCCAGCCAGGGTGATCTCACCAAAGCCGGCACGGGCGATCGCCGACAACACGTCGTGGTGGTTGCGTGTGTCCAGGACACAGTAATCGTAGGTGAAGCCATTGGCCGCGCAATGCAGCGTGAACGCCTTCCACGACTCCAGATCAATCTGGCTATCGTCAAAGGCCATGCCGCCCAACAGCCGGCCGGCCCTGTAGATCCCGCGTGCGTAGGCCACGCATTGCGCGCCAGGATTGCTGGATTCCTTCACCACATAGGCCGTGCCATCCCATTCCGGGATCGGATCGGCCACGCCGATGCCGCGGATCTGGTCGGGGGTGCCGTTGAGCTGGCCGGTGGCTTTGATCTGCAAGCCGGTGCGCGAGATGCCGGCATAGTTGCCTGTGTCAGTACGGATGCTGGTCAGCATCGTCCACTGGAAGTCGTTCTTCTGGGTGTTCTTGCCCTCGTAGTCGCCCTGCCCGACCTTGCGCACGCGAACGTCATACTGGCCCTGCGGCACGTCGCGGCTGATCGTGGCGCGGCGCACGTCGAAGCGGTCCGACCGGTAGGACTCGTTTGCCAGCATCGTCCACGTGCTGGTGCCAACAGCCTTGTACTGGACCTCGATGCGCTCAGTGACGAAGTACGACTTGCCGCTCGTACCCGTGCCGCCCAGCACGTACTCCAGACCGACCTGCACCCGGATGGTGTCGGAGCTGGTGGTGCGCTCTACCCAGCCGTGATCCTTGGGCAGCTCGCCGCCGTCGATGGTGTCAGCATTGCCGTACAGCGGGATTGCCTGCTCTGGCATCTGGCTGTAGCCGGCATGGAAGACCTGTACGCCTTCGAAGTTGACCAGCGGCGTATCGCCGATGCGCAGCCCGTCGATTCGACCCACATTGATGCCCGAGCAAAGCAACAGCCCCACATACTGGTCGTTACCCTCATACCAGCTGTAGGGCTTGCTCAGCAGGTCCGGGGTGACCAGGCACCGCCCAAACAGCAGCGGCAATGGTTCGTTGAAGCGCGCCTGGTTGCGCGCCCCGGTGATTGCATACACCGAATCCTGCTGCTGATTGCTGAGCCGCGGCGCCTTGGGCGCCAGTACCTTGTTGATCAACAGGCCGCCGGCCATGAAGGCACCGGTGGCCAGCGCCGAGCCAGCCAACCCACCTCCCATCAGACCCGCCACCGCGCCGCCGGCGCCGGCAATGCCGAACGTGAAGTAGGTCAGCGCCACCATCGCCACGATGGACAGCGCAGCCCGGCCAATACCGCCGCGCACCTCTATCACCTGGCCGTGCTTTGGGAACACGTGGTGCCACAGGTGGCGCTCTACCGGCCGGCCGCCGATGCTCACCTCCCAGCGTTGCCCGTCCAGCTCCGGCACGTTGCGCATCAGCAGTGCGTACAGGCTCTCGCCCGGATTCACATCCCAAGCGACGTTGCGCTGGCCGTCGACCAGCAGCGGGTGCGGGGTGACGATCAGCCGGCCCGGCCCAACCACCTTCTCTTCCATCAGGCCCACGTGTAGTACCCCTCGATCCGGAGCCCGAACTCGGGCAGGTCGCGCACGCGGTGCAGCACGCTGCAGCCGTTGCGCTCGTTGCTGTGAAGAACCCAGCCTTCATGGGCCAGATAAAAGAAAACCCCGGCGTGGCCGGGGCGTTTGTGAGGGGCTTCGCTCATCAGGACCAGGTCGCCATCTTGCGGCGAATCCGCAGGGCGGCAGTAGGGTCGCGAGAGCTCCCCCAGCGCCGCCTGCCCAGCGGCACCGCGCGGGCGACGGCCCGGCAGCTGCACTGAACGCCCGAACAGCTCCCGCTGCACCAGCACCACCAGGTCGGCACAGTCCATGCTATCGGGGTCGTAGGCGATGCCAACGAAGCGCTCAGCTGCGCCCAGCATGCCCATCACACCAACCCCGGCGCGGTGACACCGTTGTAGCGCAGCCGCACGGCCTGTTGCCGCATGATCGCGTCATAGCCGCACTGCGCCGTCGCCGTGCGGGCATTGACCGAGACTTGGGTCATCGGCAGCTGGTAGGTCCGCTCGATGATGTTAGGGTCGGCCCGATCGCTGACCCGCAGCACCGCCATCACGACATCGTCATGCTGCAGGCGCTCCAAGTCCTCGGAGATGCCACGGCCGACGTTGTCCAGCGTGAGGACCGCCCTCGCCGTTTGCCCGCTCACGTCGTCGGGCACTTTGAAGCCAAACGGCACGCCAAGATACTCCACCCCGTTGCTGGTCCAGTTGCGAGTGTCGTTGACGATGCGCAGCACCTCCACGAATGAAGCTGCGGAGACCTCAAGAAATAGCAGCACGCCATCGGTGTCGGTGACGCGCTGCCTGCGTTCGATAAATGAGCTCATTCTTCACCCAAGAGAAAGCCACGCGTAGCGGAGCTTGGCTTTCCTAATGATTTCCAGACACGTCGGAAGAGGCTATTGGGGGGCCCTGACATACTCGATCACCAAGTCACGCTTGGCGAAACGGAACAGCGTATTCAATGGCTGTAGACGCCCAATCCGCCCATTCCGGAATCGGGCATTTATCGGCTCCCCAGTGCGGGGGTGCTCCATAGAGAACCATCCGATGCGCTTAACGTCGATGAAGTACCAGCGCTCAAAGTCCTCGACGGCCTGGGCTGATCGAAACTGAACTGACGCTTCGATTGTCTGAAGAACATCCGTGTTTAGCAGCCGCTGTTTCGGTACACCGCGCTCCATCTCAGTGCGTTCAACCGAAGGATCGAAGTCCTCTCCGTAGTCAGCAAATCGGATCTCCGCGTATGCGGGCCACACGCTCATTAAACCCTCTCCTGCCAGCCATACACAGATTTTCCGATACTGCCCAATCGGCCGCCATCCAAACTCTCGCCGACAATATCGATCACCAACTTCCGAAGTTCTGTTCCGTCGGGCATCCTCTCAGTCGTCTGGCGCGCCTTCACCTGACTGCTCCCGTAGTTGTTGATCTCAACCTTAGTGGCGCCCAAACCTCCTGAGCCACCACCCAGTGCCACCGGAGCACTGACCTGTCCGGCGATACCACCCGAGGCATAGCCACGCCGTAGGGATCGGCGCAAGGCGTGGAAGGCCGATGGACCTCCCAGCGCGGACATGTCCTCTTGGTTAAGTACACCCTCGCCCTTGTGGACGATGCCAGCCGGCTCCAGCCGCCCGCCGTAGCCGGTGAAGCCACCGCCGTCGAACCCGGGAATAGTGATCTTCTCACGCTGTACTGCACCGACTGGACCCGCGAAAGCGGTGAAAGCTGTATTGAACAGCGCCGACGTTGCCTCCTTGGCTGAAATCCGGGCGAGGTCAGCGATAATTGAATTGGCCAGCTGGCTGAAGCTCAGCTTGCCGGTCATTGCGAAGCTCACCAGCGCATCTTCCATTCCCTGGAATGCGTTGGTGAACGCCTGATTGCTCAGCTCTGC